ACGAATGCTGCAAATAGTGCTACTGCTGCACAAACTGCAGAAACAAATGCAGAGACGGCTGAGACAAATGCTGAAGCTGCTCAAGCCGCTGCAGAAGCTGCTCAGTTAGCTGCTGAAACGGCTGAAACTAATGCAGAGACAGCAGAAACGAATGCCGAAACTGCTGCTACGAATGCAAGTAATTCTGCCAGTTCTGCATCAACCTCAGCCAGTAACGCTGCGACCTCAGCATCTAATGCAGCCACATCTGCTACGAATGCTAGTAATAGCGCATCGTCAGCTTCTACATCAGCAACTAACGCAAGTAACTCAGCCAGTGCTGCTGCAACTTCAGAAACGAATGCTGCTAATAGTGCTACTGCTGCAGCCAACTCAGCAACGGCTGCTGCTGCGTCTGCTACATTAGCTGCAAGCTATACTCCTTCTCAAACGGGGAATGCAGGAAAATATCTCAAGACTGACGGAACAAATACATCTTGGGATGCTCTTGATATTAGCACAGCTGATATTAGCGGAACACTTCCTATTGCAAACGGAGGAACAGGACAAACCACAGCAAATGCAGCATTTAATGCTTTAGTTCCTAGCCAAACAAGCAACTCTGGGAAATTCTTAACTACTGATGGTACTAATACCTCATGGGGTACTGTTTCTGGGTCTATCTCAGTAACTGGCGGTGATCTGACAATGTCAGGTAATACTGGTACTGCGATCACTAATGCTACACTTGCTACGGTCAACTCAAACACTGGTTCATTCGGTTCGTCTACAAGTATTCCAGTCATCACAGTCAATGGTAAAGGTTTAATCACTGCAGTCAGTACTTCTTCTGTTCAAGGAGGAGCATCCCTAAGTAACGATACCAGTACTGCGAGTGACTTATATCCGATGTTTGCTGCTGCGACATCAGGAACTCCTACAACTGTTTATACTAGCAATGCTAAGTTATTATATAAGCCAAGCACAGGAGAACTAAAGGCTTCTCAACTTGTAGCAACAAATGGTTTAGTAGTAAATAATATGACTATCGCAGCAAACTATACTATTCCTAGCGGTTATTCTGCTTCGTCTGTTGGAGCAGTAACTGTGTCAGGCGGTGTTACTGTAACTGTTCCTAGCGGTAGTCGCTGGGTTGTTCTATAAGGATTACTATGTCATCAGTTGTCATTTCAGGAGATACATCAGGTAGTATTACGCTAGCCGCACCTGCTGTCGCTGGCACTAATACGCTTACGCTACCAGCTAATACTGGTACGGTAATTACGACTGCATCAAGCGGTCAGTCTATTCCTAAAGCCGCATTACCTACTGGTTCTGTGTTGCAAGTGGTTAGTGCAAATACAAACACCACAACTTCTAATACAAGTTCAACTGCAACAGCAGCATCAAATTTAAGCGTTTCTATTACGCCAACATCTTCTACAAGCAAAATTTTCTTAATTGCTAGTGTTGTAGCAACAAATTCAAACGGTAATGGAAATTATTATTTTGCAAAAAATGGAACAACAATAGGTGCAACAGAAAAATATACAGCTTCTACAGGAACAACAAGCCAATATGCAATTTCAATGTCTTATTTAGATAGTCCAGCAACAACTTCTGCAACTACCTATCAAGTATATTTTAATGCGGGTTCAGGGACAATGTATGTTAATCAAAATGGAACTTACTCCACTATTACTGCAATGGAGATTGTGGCATGACAAAACATGAAGCCATATATAAATTAAACCCAAATGTTGTTCGTATTGGTGGCGAAACTGCTTACGATGCAGACGGCAACGAAGTCGCATACGATAAAGCCGCAGTTCAGGCTTATGTAGATGCTCATGCTTATATTGCTAAAAGAGCCGCAGAATATCCACCCATCACCGATTACATTGATGGTGTAGTAAAGGGTGACCAAGCACAGATTGATAAATACATTGCTGACTGCCTAGCAGTTAAAGCAAAATATCCAAAGGGAGCTAATTAATGGCATCCACTATAAGTGCAGGAACAACTAGCGGAACAGCTATTGCTATTGCTGGAGATACTAGCGGTGATTTAGCGTTTAAAACGCAAGCGGGTACATACACTCAGACTGTGCCTAATGCTACTGGTACGGTCATGGTTAGCGGTAATATGCCAGCGTTTAGTGTTTACGGAAGTGGCTTAGTAACAATGTCACAAAATACTTTTACTAAAGTTACATTTGATACAGAAGATTTTGATACTAATAACAATTTTGCATCCAACCGTTTTACACCAACTGTTGCTGGTTATTATCAGATAGAAGCATTTATTTATTTTTCTGTAACTGCTACGGGGGGTGGATTTGCTTCTATATTTAAAAATGGTTCAAGATATTGCGATGGAACAAATTTTAATTCTACAAACGGAAACGATATTGTTGCCGTAGTATCTGCTATTGTTTATTGTAACGGCTCTACAGACTATATTGAAATTTATGGTTATCAAGGATATTCAGCAACTGCTGGTGTAGGTTCAAATAACTATTTGCGTAAATTTTGTGGTGCATTGGTAAGGAGTGCGTAATGACATTATTGGAAAAAATTAAACAAATTTACCCTGAACTTGTAGATTTTAATTTTGCAAGTGATGTTATTACAATTCAAAACGACGGTAACGGAGATTACATTGCTAAGTGGGAACACCCAACTTTGCCAAGACCCACAGATGAGGAGTTAGGATAATGCCTATCACTATAGACGGCTCGAACGGAATAACTCAGGCTGGCGAGTTTAACTCCGACAGTAGCTTTGGTTTTAAGAACCGCATCATCAATGGTGCGATGGTGATTGACCAGCGTAATGCTGGTGCTAGTGTTACAATTTCTAGTGATGTTTATACTTTAGATAGATGGCAAGCACTACAATCACAAGCCAGTAAATATACAGTTCAACAAAATGCTAGTTCTGTAACACCCCCAGCAGGATTTACCAATTATTTAGGAGCAACATCTTCTGCGGCAACTTCTCTTGGTGCTAGTGATTATTTTTTTATTCAACAACAAATTGAAGGATTTAATGTTGCTGATTTAGGGTTTGGAACTGCATCAGCTAAAACAATTACTTTATCTTTTCAAGTTTATTCTTCATTAACTGGCACTTTTGGCGGTTCTTTAGCAAATTCATCTGGAAATCGCTCTTATCCTTTTAGTTACACAATATCCTCTGCAAACACTTGGACAACAATTAGTTTAACTATTGTTGGAGATACAAGTGGAACATGGGTTACAAATAATGGAAGTGGATTAAAACTTAGATTTGGTTTGGGTGTAGGAACTACATTTAGCGGAACTGCTGGTGCTTGGGCTGGTGCAAACTATTTTTCAGCCACAGGAGCAACATCCGTAGTCGGCACTAACGGAGCAACTTTCTACATCACAGGAGTTCAGCTTGAGGTAGGCTCTACAGCTACTAGCTTTGATTACAGACCTTATGGAACTGAATTGGCTTTGTGTCAGAGGTATTTTCAAGTTTATGGTTCTGTTGGTTCAACTGGCACTAACGGTGATGTATTTATTGGCACTTACAGAAATTCATCTACATTGTTCATGCCTGTCCAGTATGTAGTTCCGATGAGAACAACACCAAGTCTTACCCAAATATCTGTAAGTGGTGCTCAATGGTCAAGTCAATCGCAAGATGTGTCTGTGACTGGTTTTTCACTTTCAAACACACCAACACCAAGGACTGCATTTGTGCAAGCCACTTCTTCTGCCGCTTTTTCGGCTGGTAACGGTCTTGTTTATACCAATAACGGAACTACAACAAACGCTTTCTCTTTTAGTGCGGAGTTATAAATGTATAAATTAGTTACACCAATAATTGGCACTGAAATTCAGATTGTCAAAAAATTAAATGAAGATGGGACAATAACCTATATCCCTCTCACTGCTATTGACAACACAGACTATCAAGAGTTTAAAAAGAAAGTCTTAGCTGGTGCAGAACTGCAAGATGCCGATGGGAATGTGATGACACAAGAACAGGCAAACGAATTTATTAACACTCTACCACAATAATAATATCATGGCAGACATCGATCCAGTAGAATACGGCAAGTTAGTTCAAGCTGTTGAAAACTTAGAATCCAAAGTCAGTACAATGGAGTACGACATCAAGAAACTCGTAGCAATGGCTGAGAGATCTAAGGGATCTTTGTGGGCTATCATGGGAGCTGCCTCAGTCTTTGGCGGTTTTGTAACTTGGATTGCTGACTTGGTATTTAAGAAATGAGTAGACCACATTCCGTAGGTAAAGACTTAGTAGCAAACACTACTACAGTTATGTTTACTGTACCAACTAGGAACATAGCTCGGTGGAGCTTACTTTTTGCAGCTAATCATAGTTCCTCTTCTAAATGGTTTACTTGCTGGTGGTACGATAAAAGCGAGAACACTGAGATTGAAGTAGTCTTTGAGTATCCGCTTACTGCTAAAGCATTTTTAAAGTTTGATGGATCAGAAGTAATCTTAGACGAAGGTGACGAGATTCGAGTTAAATCAGAAACTGGATCTACAACGACTTGCATCATCACCGTAGAACTAGAGCAACGCAGTACTGTACAACAATTTTTATAGGAGCCGTAAATGCCACTCGCTAAAGGTAAGTCACAAAAGACAATTAGTAAAAATATCTCTAAATTAGCTAAAGAAGGCTATCCTCCTAAACAAAGAGTTGCTATTGCACTTAGTACGGCAGGAATGTCTAAAAAACCAATGAAGCGTAGTGCTGGTAGGGGTCGTTAATGAAACAAGGACTCTATTCCAATATCGCAGCCAAGCGTCGTCGTATCGCCTTAGGATCAGGCGAAAAGATGCGTAAGCCCGGCACTAAAGGCGCACCGTCGGCTAAAGACTTCAGAGATGCCGCTAAAACGGCTAAGAAAGGCAACAAATGAGTTTCTTTGTCGGGGTGTTGTTTTTCTGCGCTAATGGCGGATGCTACTTTATGAAGATTAATGACACTTTCGACAAGATTGAACAGTGCCAAGTTGCGGTGCGTCAATGGGACAAGTATGCTAGGGATAACGGTTTAGAAACTGAGTATACTTGCATGGAAATAACCTTAAAGAGTAATGTATAATGGTTAAGAAGGTATATCAGAACCCAGAAGGCGGTTTAAACGCCAAAGGAAGGGCTTATTTCAAGCGAACTGAGGGCGCTAACCTCAAACCTCCAGTTTCTGTAAAAGAGGCTCAAAAGTCCCCTAAAGCAGCCAAAAGGCGTAAGAGCTTCTGTGCAAGGATGGGTGGTGTTTCCGGTCCAATGAAGGACAGCAAAGGCAGACCTACCCGCAAAGCATTGGCATTAAAGAAATGGGATTGTTAAGATTTTACTTGACAAAATAGTCAAAATATGATAGGATAACGCATGGCTTCGTATAATTATATCCAGCTCGTTAATGATGTTTTAATCCGCTTGCGTGAGCCAGAGGCTAGTTCTGTCTCGGACAACGCTTATGTAAAGCTCATTGCTCGTTTTGTTAACGACTCTAAGCGTCAGGTAGAAGATTCCTATAACTGGAATGCTTTATCGGAGACGCTATCAGCAACGACAACAGCTGATGTGTTTAACTATGTCCTCGTAGGTTCAGGACAGAGATTTCGTGTTATCGATGTATTAAATGATACTGATAACTTCTTTGTTGAAAATGTTTCTACTGTGTGGATGGATCAGCAATTCTTGTTGACAACTCCCCAAAAAGGAAGCCCTAAATATTATAACTTTAATGGAACTAACAGCAACGGCGATACTCAAGTGGATTTATTTCCTATTCCAAATGGGACTTATAATCTTCGTTTTAACATTATAAAGCCACAAACACCGTTAGTAAACAACGCTGATACTTTATTGGTTCCTCATGAGCCAGTAATTTTAGGTGCGTTAGCTAGAGCACAAGCCGAGCGTGGAGAAGACGGCGGAGTTCAATCTGGCGAGACCTATGTATTATATCGCCAAAGTTTAGCGGATGCTATCTCATTAGAGTCAAATCGTTATATTGAAGAATCTCAGTGGAACTGGGTCTAAATGGCTAGTCAATTCCTAACGCAGTCAATCGCTGCTCCGGGCTTTTATGGACTCAATCTACAAGAGTCTAGTATTACTCTGTCGTCAGGCTTTGCCTTAAAAGCACAGAACTGCATTATCGACAAGTACGGTCGTATTGGAGCAAGACGGGGATGGACAGCAGTTAACAGCGCAGTCAACACAGACTTAGGTGCTGCTAATCCTGTTGAGTTTATATTTGAAGTAGTTGATGGCGGAAGTAATCAAGTTATTAGCGCTGGTAATAATAAGTTATTTGTTGGCACAACGACAATGACTACGAAGACAGTTCGTAATGCCGATAACAGCGGTAACGCTACTTATACGATTACTGCAAACAACTGGCAAGGTGCAGCACTGTCTTACGGCGATGTAAGTGATTTTCAGCCCCATGTGTATATGGCACAAGCTGGACATCCAATGTTAGTGTATCATGAGTTGCCTGTATCCGGCGGTGCATTTGATGCTCACGATAGCGGTACTTTTGGCTTTCAGCGTGTTGGTGATGATGCTAAATTGCCGTCCAATCACAGCACTTCAACATTCATGCCTAGTTGGGTGTTGTCGGCTTACGGTCGGATTTGGTGTGGCGGTATTACTGGAGATACACAGACAGTTTACTTTAGTGACTTACTAGCTGGTACAGACTTCTTAAACGGCTCTGCTGGTTATATTAATCTACAAGAAGTTCTCCCTAATGGAGACCCTGTAGTAGCTGCTGCGGCACACAACGGTTATATTATATTCTTTGGTCGTAGGAATACCGCAATCTACGCTAATCCGCTAGATACGGCTTCTTTGACCTTAGTGGAAGTATTAAACAATGTTGGCTGTATCGCTCGTGATTCAGTTCAGAGTATCGGTACGGATGTATTCTTCTTATCCGATGCTGGTGTGCGTAGTTTACAGCGAGTAATTCAAGAGAAGTCTTTACCGATGCGAGATGTCTCTAAAAATGTTCGTGATGAACTAATGTCAGCAGTAGCATCAGAAACAGATTTAACTAAGATTAAGAGTATCTATTACGAAAGAGATGCAATTTATCTCTTGACTTTACCAACCACTAAGTTTACTTATTGTTTTGATACTCGTGCAGCATTACAAGATGGTTCTGCTCGTATTACCATTTGGGATAATATTGAGCCTAAAGCCTTCTTTGTAACTCAAGCTAAAGATTTGTACATCGGTAAACCCGGATATATTGGTAAATACTACGGACACTCCGATAACGGAAGTGCCTACCGATTACAGTATTATACGAATTACTTTGACTTTGATGCGTCTACAGCATTAAAGATACTAAAGAAGATTGGTTTTGTCCTAATTGGAGGAACAAATCAATCTGTATCTGTTAAGTGGGGTTTTGATTATACCGAAGGTTATCAAGCAACAACTTATAACTTAGATACCGCTGTCGTATATGAATATGGTATCGGCGAATACAACATCGCTGAGTATACATCAGGAATTGTTTTAGATCGTTTCTCCGTCAATGCTGGCGGACAAGGAACTGTAATGCAGCTTGGCTTAGAAGCCGACATTAACGGTAATCCGCTATCGATACAGAAGATCGATATTGGAATCAAAAAAGGGAAAACATTAGTATGAGTAATTATGTAAAAGCCACTAACTTTACAGCTAAAGATAGCTTACCTTCTGGTAACTCTGGTAAGATTATTAAAGGCTCGGAGATTGATACTGAGTTAACTGCGGTAGCTTCTGCCGTATCATCCAAAGCTGACTTAAATAGCCCAGCTTTGACGGGTACGCCTACGGCTCCCACTGCTTCTACTGGAACAAATACAACTCAGTTAGCTACTACTGCATTTGTGCAAACTGCATTAGCAGGAGCATTCAGCACCGGTATGATTATGATGTGGTCCGGAACCATTGCTACTATTCCTACTGGATGGGTTTTATGTAACGGATCTAACGGCACACCTGATCTGCGTAACAAATTTGTAATCGGTGCTCATAGCGATACTGCTGGTGTAGCGTATTCTACCGTAACTGGCAGCAATACAACTACTGGTGGTACTAAAGACGCTATTAATGTAAGCCATACACATACAGCAACTGTTACAGATCCGGGACACGCTCATACATTCTCTGGAACT